ACATTAAGGATATAACCAGCAGTATTTACATAAATTTGTGCATTAGCAGCAACATTAGATATTCCACCACCAGTAAATGTAACATAACCATTCGCACCAACTGCGGCAGCATTTGCTGAAACGTTCGTAACATTAAAGAGTGTTACGGTATTTGATGCAATTGATAATATATGTCGTGGAGTATTATTTACAGTAGCATATATCGTAGGATTTCCAGTTATAGTAAGAATTCCATTACCAGTATTTACGGTTGCAGTTGGTAAGCTGGTGTATGTACCATTAGCATTAACAACAACATTAACGATATAACCATCAGCATTTACAAAAATTCTGGCATTAGCCGCAGTATTACCTGTTCCACCACCAGTAAATGTAACAAAACTGTTTACACCTACAGCATCAGTATTAGCGGTAATACTTGCAACATTAACTGCTGAAGTATAAAGTCCAGAGTCTAAAATAGTGGTACTAACAATACTACCATTAGCATTAACTTCAACTGCAACTTGCGCTGCCCTATTTGAGGTACCTCCACCAGTAAATGTCAATACACCATTTGAATGTCCAAGTCCATTACTAGTGGTGATAACATTAGACACAACAACATTTGGACTTGTATTTGGTGTAACTGTTGGAAAACCAGGACCTCTATACAAACCAGGATCAATTCCAGTAGTAAGAATTGTTCTAATTCCACCATTTGAAGGATAAACTTCTATATTGACTCTTGGTATACGAAGTGGATCACCATCCGAGAAATTTAAGAAACCATTGGAATATCCTGCACCGGGATTAGTAATTGTAATTGTATTAGCATAAATTACATTAGCTGGATAACTATCAGGTGAAGCAATAGGTGTTTTTGAAAATAATCCACCACTTGTCAATGTAACTTGTCTTAATGCACCATTTGAAGGAAAAACTTCACAATTTGCTATGGCAGATATAGATTGATCTGCATCAGTAAACAATAAGATACCGTTAGAATAACCCGTGCCTTTAACACCAATGCTTAAACTTGTAATTCTACCACCACCATTAGAAATATTCAGATAACCATTTGAATATCCTGAACCTGAATTTGCGATCCAAATATCAGATAGGTTTGATGAAGTTATAAGTACCGTATTTGAAATGATACTATTGACTTTTCTGATTTCACCATTAACTGCGATTCTTGATCCTGGAGTTAGAATATTATTTTGATTTGCAATATTAAATTTAGTGGAAAATCCTGTAACAACTACACTTCCGTTTGAAACATTAACTCTACCTGAAAGTGTAACTTCTTTTGAAGGTTGTACATCAATAGTGGAACTGAAAGAATTTGATTTCTGATATTCCGCATAATTAACAAATCCTACCGGATGTAGTAAGTCTTTAAGTATTTTTTTATACTTGTAAAATTCAATTTTAGACGAAATTACATATGAGTAATCAACATAATATTCACGACCAGCAATTTTTCGTTCTGGTGTTGACAATAAAGAATCAGAAGTTGTCCAGCGACCATCAGAAGAAAGATAAGATTGTTCAATCTGAGGAGCAAGAATTGCATCACTACCTGTAGCACTAATTGCAGTTGCAATAGGAATAAATTGATACCCACTTCCAGGTACCAGAACTTTAATTTTAAGAATCGCACCGGGAACAAATGTAGCAGAACCTTGTAGCTGTTCGTTATCGGACGCAATAGAATCAATTTGTATATCTGCATTAGAACCACCAGCAGATGATACTGTTATTCTTGGAAAATTATTCTGTACATATCCAAAACCACCTTTTGGATAATAATTAAATACACCAATTTTTTTATTTGTTGATGAATAAGTCCAAGGCTGTGTTACAGACATTGTTATTGGATCAGTAATTGTAGCAATTACTCTAGACTGGTTATTAATATCAATTGTGTCACCAACTTTTAATTCTGTAGTAAATTTTGTGTCAGTTCCCGATACAACAACACCACTTGTGGATATTTCTGCTGTACCAGAAACACGTGTATTTGCAACTTCAATTTTTTGAATATATCCATTAGCTGCAACTCTAGTTACAACGGCAGCTGCAGATTGCCCAAATGTCATTGGTGGATTTGCACCAAAAACAATCTCATCACCAACTTCATACCCCAATCCACCATCATTAATTTTAAAACGAGCAATCGTACCTAAACTTTTTACTGTTCTAACCGCACTAGGATTACCATATGATGCACCAAATGCATCCAAAATGGGTGTCGATTCTGATGTATCAGCATACAACACCTTAACATTCGTGATAGGTCCAACTTGTAATACATCATATGAAAGTGAATCAATAATTCGTGTAGTTACGTTTTCACCTGTAGGAATATTTGCATTTGGGAAACCATAATCCGCAGCATCAATTCGTGTGTTTGCAGCATGTATACTTCCATTGAATGATGCAATCGTGTCTGTTGAAACTATAAATGTGTTGGCAGCATTAACTCCAGTCTGGTCAATACCATCAACGACAAAAGTAAAAACTGAATTACCGTTTCCTGAAACTAAAATACTTGAAGCATTTGTAAATGTGGCGCCACCATGAAAAACTAAAACACGATTAATTGCACCAGAAAATACACTTTCAACAGTAGCAACAGCATTTGATGTTGCGTTACCACCATTAATAGAAACTGGATCGCCTACTTTATAGTTGAATCCAGGATCAATAATATTAACTTGTTTAACTATAGAAAATGTTGATGCACGAACGTCCAATAAAATACCATCAGCATCAATAATAGGAATGGTTACAAATTCACCGTTTAAGAAATCACCTTCTAATGAACCTGGATTGATTAACAACTCAATAGGTAATCCAAGATTCAAAACGTCAGAAATAATTCGGCGATTTGATAGTTCAATAATTGCAGAAGCGCCCGAAGTTAAACCGGTAACTTTTCTATTCTCAAATAATTTTTCATTAAAGTTATCATAAACAACTTTAATAACCGAACCATTCGCAGGCGCAGTGTTAAAGATTATTTTACGATATTCCTTTTTTACAAAAAAAGATCCTATTTGTTCAACATCATTAATATAAACCGTGATTTCACTAGCTGATACAACCTGCGCTAAAATAAATTCTTTAGTTGAACCATCACCAATATATTGTGTATAAACATCCGTATTAATACGAAGTTTATTGTCAACTACCCATTTACTGTTGGATACTTTTAGAACATTATTACGAGGTAAAATAACATCAATATCTTGTCCAAATACCAAACGGAAAAGAAGTTTAAAAGAACTTTCGCTACCTTTTATTTTATAAAGAGGTAATAAATGTTTAAAAAGAAGAGCTTTATCGGATTGAACATCTAAAGGTATGAGTGAACCGTATGTGTTATAAAAACTTTGTTCAAACTCTTCAATTGAATCATCAACATCAGAAATATTTTTTAGTTTTTTAGCCTGTGTAACTAAATCATTGTTTTGTGTTCCCTGCTTAGTTTCCAAAAATTCATAGTAAGCCTCAAGAAAAGCTATAAATGTAGGATGTTCATCCCTAACATATTCGGGAACTTGCTGATTAACAAGTAGTGATGTTTTTAAATCTGTGGTCATTATACAGTTTCTAAAATTGTACTAATAGAAGTTGCATCATCTTGGTCTAATGTAATGATAATATTTTTATAAGTTCCAATAATACCTTTATCCGATTCAATGGTCAATCTCATATCTCCATCAATTGAACTTACTGAATTGATTAAAATGTTCTTAATATAAATTATACCAGCATCATAATCTATTGTACCAGCTGCATCATTTATGATCTGTCTTTCCGCATTCTGATCAAAATATACGACTCTTACTGTACCAATTCTTGCATCAACCGAAGCAATAGCCTGAGCTCCATATCCACCACCACCACTAATTTGTACGGTAGCTTTAGTATATTCAATACCTGGTTTTGTTATGATAATTTCTTTAATTTTACCATTAACAATTGTTGCGATTGCTTCCGCATCATAACCATCACCTAGAATAGTAATAGTGGGATTTGAAGTGTACCCAACACCACCATTTAAAACGGCAATAGAAGAAACACCAGTATATGATTGTGGTGTTTCTTCAAAAATAACTTCTCTCTCAATACCTTGAGAATCATACACCTTAAATTGAGTAGAGGTCATCTTATTTGTAATTGTACCTCTATGTAGAGGAACACCAAAAACAATATTATAAGATTTATTTGCATTTAAAACTGGTTTAAATCTTTTTTGCAATTTAATAACGGTTTGAGATCCAATAATTGAATTTGTATCAGTATTATCAATCGCATCCTGTAATCTAGATAGAATAAATTTTGAATCAAACCTATCTAAATTTTGTGTTTTGTAATTTAAAATAGAACTGCGAATGGCAGAAGTTAATTGATCTTTAGTTAAAATGGTTTTTTTAGGATCATATGAAACTTCAGAATTTATTAATAGGTATAAGAATTCTGGATCACGAATAATTGTTTGTACCGCTACAACAGCTTTTGGTGTAATAATTTCATCAATAATTCTTTGTTTCTCAATATCAGAAAGGTAATAGTTTTGTTTAGGTTTTAATGAAACAAAAACACGACCAAAAACTGGAGGAGTTTCATCTTCTCCACCCCAAACGGAAACTGATTCTATTGCAGGATAATTTTTTTTAATATATGAAGCATAATCATTAAATGTAATCAAACGATTTTGAGTCGTAAACTGAAGAGGAGCAGCAGATTTAATTTCATCTACAGACTCACGTTCAGATCCGCCTGCAGCTTGACTTATAGGGTTAATAGTAAAGTTTGTTAAAGAATTACCCAAAGAATCTGATAACGTTCCCGTTGCCACAAAATTATTTGCTTTGTTTGCTGCATCTCCATTGGTAATTAAATAACTTAAAGATACAATATTACCATTTGTTATTGATTTACCAATAATATTATTTCCAAAATAGACGCTATATTTTTCTCCCCTATCTTCCTGTAGATAGAACACTGGAGAAGTCGTTGAAACATTACTTGCATCTGTGCCTTTTATAAATGTTTCAATCGTTGTATTACTTGATGATGCCTGTACAGTTAAAGAAATAGTAGAAACATCTACATCAGAATCGGGTATTGAAAATATTTGTTTTGGATTTGTTTGCTGATCGTATGTGTAATTATATGTTACCAACTGTCCTTCATATATTGGCAATTCCAAAAATGTAAAATCTGTATTGGATTTCGTAACTGTCGTTTCTTCAAGAGTTACGAAATTATAACTGACACCATCAATCTCATTGGATAAAAAACTGAAACCTTTTGGTATAGTTACAGTTGATAAAGTATTTGAACTAGTAGAAACGGTAAAATTTAAAGTTGCAGAAGCGGCTTTGCGAGAATAAGGTACATAACCTAAAACTTTTGCGTGAGAGATAACTGAATCTCTTAATAAGGCAGTATCCATAAATGCTTCGTTTGCAACCATATTCAAATAATAGGCATTGTAATGAGTATTATAAGCTAGAATATCCAGCAACACATTTAGACCAGAACCTTCAAAATCATAGTCGGTAAATTCAGATTGTGCTTTTAAATATGTTTTTAGATTCTGCTTGATTGTATCAAAATCAAGTTCAGTTACTCTTAGACGATCTGTCATTTTATCTTATACGCTCTAAAAAGAAGTTAATTGTCACTGGGTTTGGTGAATTGACAATATAGAATACCATTTTTACTTTGTATCCATTCTCATCGGGTGCTGGTATAGCAGTAATAGATTCAATTGCCACCCTAGGTTCATAATTTTTTATTGTTTCACTTAATTTTCTTTCAATTGATGCACCAAAAACCGAATCAACAGGTTCAAATAATAGTCCTCTAATACCTGCACCAAAGTCTGGTTGAAATGGTTTCTCATAAAAATTAGTGGAAACTAAGTTCTTGACTGCATTAATGATCGCTTTTTCATTGTAATGTCTACTCACATCTTTTCTAATAGGATGTGAAGTGAAGTTCAGGTCAAGGTCTTTGAATGACCTTTCTGCGGTAATTGTTGGATCATTTGAAGTAATTTTTGTTGACATCGTTTATTTATTCAACCTCCAGCAAAAACATTACCAGAACCGGATGCCACAGCAGTACATCCTGAAATACTGTCTCCTACTCTTCCAGCGCCAAGTCCTTGCACTATAACGGTGGACGAACCAGAAGATATACTGGCAGCATGAACCGAACATGGATTACCACCTGGAATTAAATGAGGAGTATTTGTGTGACTCTGACAACTCCAAGGTATTCCATTTACAAATACCTTTGAAGCTCCTTGAGCCCTTGCCGGTGTTGAGCAATGAGTGATATCTGTATCTCCAATTCTAGTTGCTGCTGGCATTAATTTCTCCTATGTGAAACCCGGTGGATCGGAACTATAACCCGGTGTTATTATATTACCCGATGCATCTGTAACAACTCTATTGGGTGATATAGATTGCATTATACTCTGTAACCTAGTAAATTGTCTTGTTGGTATCAAACTTACTTTTTGTGTAACCGTTGTTGGAATGCCTCCAGTGAATGTATAGATTACAGTTTTTTCTGGTGACCTATCAGGATAAAATTTAATAATTTGATCCCATTTTACTCCTTTTTCTGCAATTAATTGATCATATAATTTATAAGTTAATTGTTCAAAATCTTCTGATGAAGAAATATAATTTTTAGTATTAATTGCAATAAATTCATCTTCTGTCGCCAAATCAGAACTGTATTGTCCAGTTAATGTAAAAGTCGTTGTATACATTTGTGTAAGAGGATCAGTTAATACACAACTAGTATTTGACATAGTTACACTAGAGATAGATTTACCATCAACTGTAGCGCCAACATATGTTATTACTATTGGATTGACTAAAGCAGATGCAGTTATGGTAACGGTTTCACCTGCGGGCACATCTACAAATTGTCTACCATACGTTGATAGAGTCACTTTGTTTCTCTACTCATCAATTCTTTAAACCTTGGCATCCAAGATTCTATCTCCTCATGTTCCTTTTCTGTGTGTGGAGGAGGAGGCATATACGGATTAAACTTGATTACATTATCAAATTTTTCTGGAATATCTTCCCAGTTAGTGTAGGTTTTTAATTTACCTTTTACTAAAATAATGAATTCGTGTTTCATATTAGTTCAAATCAATGCGTGGTGCTTTAAATGACATATTACCATCAGACGTTATTTTGCAAGTACCTCCAATGTCTGCTTGAAAACTGCCACCAACTTTAAGTTTTGCGTTTTTACCCACATCTACAGTGGCATTTCCATCAATAAAAACTGTAACATCACCCTTCACATATACTTGTTCGTTACCAATTACAACTTCAAACTTATTTCTTTGTATTCTTTCCGAACGATCACCTAATGGACCATACTCAACATAAGAACCTGACCGATGATACATGTGTATTCGTTCTGCACCTTTAGTATCATCAAACTCTAAAGCATGTCCAGATTCAGATTCATACACATTGTTATATGGATACTTGGAAGCATAATACGAATCTGGTTCAACTTTGCTTGCCTTCTTTGCTTTCTTTGCTGCATTGATTGCCGACGGATAATCAGAATCGTTTCTTGCTAAACGTGATGTTGTCGGCTCATCCAACTTTCGTGGATAATTTGTAGCAGACTCATCAGGTTTTATAGGTGCTGCCGCAAGTTCTGCCGATGTTCTTGGATCACAAAAACCTTGCTGTGGATTTCCAGCAGACAATGGAATACCAGGAAGCGTACCTATAATAATTGGATCTTGTCCATTATTACCATCAGAAAAGAAACCAACCACCATATCTGACTGTCTAGGTGGATATGGATTAGTATTGTTTGTTGGCAACATTACTTGTGCCCACGGCAAAGAATCTGTAGGCAACAACGATTTATTATCTGTGTGCCAACCAACACAACGTACACGGCACCGACCCAGTTTTAAAGGATCGTTGATAGCCTCAACGACACCAACGAACCAAATGAATCCGTTTTTACCAGCAAAGTCTTTATTATCTTCAGTAGGTTCCATAGGTCTTTATTGCTTGATTTTGATCTGCCACACCCTGTGGTATAAATCCAAGTTCGCTAGATGTTGTTGCAACTTCTAATACCGTTTCATGTTTCTCAAATCCAATAATATGACGAGTAGCAATAATCAAATACTTACCACTCAATCCACGATCTTCATTATCATCATCACCAGATTCTTTTATAGAAAAATCAGGTATTCTCATGTTCAGATTAAATCCCGATGTCAATTGAAAATTACCAGGCATAACTAACTTGATTCTTTTATTCATCAAGTTGGTCATAACAGCTTTACGTTGAAATACAAAATCTTCTTGTGTCTCAACTTTTGATATTGACGTTGGGTCGTATTTCTTCACATAGTTACTATATCTTCTATTAGCACCAAACGTACTCACAGTTTTTTTGGAATTGTATGCCTCAGTTGCCAATTCACCACCACGATTAGTAGATTGTGATAAGTTAGGAGTTTTATTACCATGCTTCATTGCATTGTAATGATCTTCAAATCCTATCTTTTTTGTTCCGATTGATCTGGTAATTGGATCAAATCCAATAAATGTACCTGCATTTACACCAGATCGTGTCTGTTCTATTTTGTCGGTCTGACTAATTACTTCATAACTTCTCGGACTTAATAAATCATCTACCACAGTTGTTTCATTCATATTTTTTGCAGAAAATTTTATGTTGAATAAACCATCTTGCGATAACAACGTAGATAGAGATGCATAGTTGTATCCAATATTATTTTCAAAAAATACAAAATTTGGAGATTTTTTATCATCTATGGATCTTTTAGCACACCATTCTATTGCTTCAAGAGGCTTCAAATTAGGTATAACAATGTCACGAATGCCTGAAGTATTTTCAAACGTGCCATTTAATTTTGTGTTAGGTGCTTTAAGATAATTTACTAATATTTTTTTGACTATATCTGTGTATGTTGTTTTATATGCCTGATTTATTCTTTGTTGGTCCGAAAAGATAAATTCATCAGATACGAATTCTAAATTATATCTTTCACTATTTTGAGTAAAGTTTTTGCGTTCAGATTGTTTGTATATACGAAATGCTTTCTTTAAACGAAATGCCGCAGAATCGGTATCTTTACCAATATTCATCAACAATACTTCCGAACCATCAAAAATAAGTTTACCAGAAAGACCTACAGAATCATTGATGCTTATAACGCCAGTCATAACAGGTGATAGAATGGAATCAAAGATGTTTATCTCTTCATATATTTTAGAAATGTCCAATACACCAGTTTTTGTAACTAAAGAAAGTTCATTTAGATGAAATCTTGATGCTTGTTGTGGAATGGATAATGCCATTAATCACTCACAGTAATAACACGTTTAAATTCATTCATTAAACCCGATTCAGTAACGTATTCAGCTCTTAGTAATTTTATTTTTCTTTTGTTATCGTTTAATTCAACTTCATAGTCATAATATGTTTGAGCTTCTTTATTAATTGTTTGTGTAACTCTACTACCATCTTGTAATGTATATGTTGTAGTAGTTACTAATAAATTTGTATATGTGTCAGAATCAATTTCAATTTTTTCAGCAATTTGATTTTTGGTTGATTTAGAACTTAACCGAGTAACAATTTTATAATATGATTTAATATTAATATCATCTTGTGACCATACTAATCCACTTTGTGGAGGATTATTGGCGGCACCATTTGCAGCATACTTATCATTAATATATTTTATTAATGTTCTTTGGTTTAGTGGCCAATCATACTGGGGGTCAATAATGTCATTAAACATCAATACTATCCAATGTTTTTCTGGTGAACCGTAATATTTGGATGCAATTATTTCAGGTGTATCACCATCTTGAATGTCATACGGATAAAATAAAGAAGAATTTTGCTTTAAACTTTTCTCAAATGCAAACCTAGAAATAATATTTGTGACGGTATCATATGCGGATGATCTATCCGAGTTTGTGTATGCGGTGGTTGGAAAGAAATTAAAATATTTTGCCATTATTTCTCCGTCATACCTTTCCAAGTAGATTTTAATTTATCAGCAACATTAAATGCTTCTCTACCTTTATAACCACCTGGTCCTGATCTGAACGACTGTTTGGTGATAATAACAGTTTCTTTAAAGTTTAAAGTCATTTGAATTGCTGTAGGCATACCTGTACGACCCAAACGAGGATCATTTTCTCCAGGCATTTCATACGCAGACCATCCATTTGGTGCATAATTTACTTGAATACTGTCCATTACACAACGACCAATTGCTGGTATATTTGGATTAGGTTTACCACCATAATAGAATTGAATATCAAACTGTGATGGCGGAATCAATAAAAGACCTGAACTACCAGCATCAATTTCTGGTGCTTGATGAAAACGGAATCTTTCAATAATATTTTGAACTTCTAGTGCTTCTCTCTCATCACGTGGATAGAACATAAATTCATAAGAAAAAGAACGAAACGAAGGAGATTTATAGATCATTTCTAACATTGGATTATTGACACCACCTAATGCTAAAAATGCACCAGCTGTTGCTGCACCTTGGCCAACAACTTTACCGGCCGCTTCTTGTATTTTCTGAGCAGCAGCAATAAGCGCAGTATCACCAATCTTATTTGCCATACTACCTTCATTTTTACTGTCAATCAATGATTTGCCGGCACCCATTGCTTTACCACCAATTTCATTCCCAAGTTGTAACTCATCATAACCTTGTGCATGATCAAAACTCAATGTGTCTGGCATGTAAAGAACAATAGAGTCGGTTGTCTCAATAGTCGTCTGCAATAAAGATTTATTTTCAATATCTTTTACGCTACTTACGTATTGATCTGAACTAAAATTTTGTTTTGATACACTAGCCGATGATGTACCAAATGATGTAGAAATTTCTTTACCAAAAAGAGTTTTACCTTTGGTAAAATTATTTACAGCAGCATCAATCTTACTATTAATCTGTGATGCAAAACTTGTGCTTGGCTTTGCTGCACCTTTATAATTCCTAAGAGTTTCACTTTCAGGACTTCTTTGTATGCCTTCAAACTGAGAATTTTTTTGTTTAAAAATATGAAAGATCATATAGTGACCTTTATCATAATTTCCAATATCTATTGGATATCTGAAAGTGTTTGAAGTGCCTCCAGATTTACCTGTAAAAAGAGCCGCTAAGGGTCCTTGCCTGTTTTCTTCTTGAGAAATTGTGATATCAGATAAACCGAAAAATGCCATGGATGTCCTAAGTAGGTTGACTAGATAGTATTTATGTCATATAAAGGTAAATTCACACCAAAAAACCCACAAAAATACAAGGGTGATGCGACCAACATCATCTATCGGTCATCGTGGGAAGTCAAAGTCATGAAATATTTAGATGACCATCCTGATGTCATCTGGTGGGGGTCTGAAGAACTTGTTATACCTTATTGGAGTCCAGTTGACAATAAGAAACATCGGTACTTTCCAGACTTTGTGGCCAAGATCAGACAAAAGAATGGTATAATTAAGACCTTTGTAATTGAAGTTAAACCTGAGGCACAGACTAAACCTCCAACTCAAACACGTAAGACTAAACGTTATCTTCAAGAAGCAGCAACCTATATCGTCAATCAATCTAAGTGGAAA